GGCGTTCACCGACGCTGGTGGCCACTGGTCCACGTTCATCATCTGGGCCAAGCACGTCTTCACGATGGGCCGATCGGACTACCAGCGGCAATATGAACCGATTCTTTACGGTTGGAAGGAAGGCATGGACCACTACTGGTGCGGCGCGCGCGACCAGGGCGATGTATGGTTCGTGAAGAAGCCCGTGTCAAACGATCTGCATCCGACGATGAAGCCGGTCGAGCTGGTCGAGCGCGCCATTCGCAACTCCAGCAAAAGCCGCGATACCGTGCTCGACCCGTTCGCGGGCTCCGGCTCGACGATCATCGCGTGCGAGAAGACGGGCCGCCAGGCGCGCGTGGTCGAGCTCGAACCGAAGTACTGCGACGTGATCGTGCGGCGTTGGCAGGAGTTCACGGGCAGGCAGGCGGTGCTCGAAGCGGACGGGCGCACGTTCGACAAGTCCGCACGGGTGGAGACCGCGGCGTAATGGAAGAGCGGCTGATTGGATTGATTGTCCCCGGAATCGGGCTGGTTTCGGGGCTGATTGCGGCCTACGTGAGCCTCCAGAACCGGGCGCTGCTGGCTGAGGTACGCAAGGAACTGGCCGAGCAGGAGAACCGAATGATTTCCAGATTGAACGGTCTGTACGTGCGCTCGGCCGAATGCCGGCTGCGGGAGGACAACGTGCACATGCGGCTGGATTCGATCGCCGAGGAGATCCGGTCGCAGATTCGGGCGCGGGCGCCAGGGTTATCCACGGAGCTTGAGTGATCATCCCGAGCAAAGGTTGTGACCGCGCGGTCACAACCTTTGGCGTGCGGCCCGGTAGCGCCAGCGCAGGTAGGCGAGGTAGAGGCGGCCGATCAGGCGCCAGAGGCAACCTGGTTTCTGGGTTTGGATGGCAGGCGGCAGCGACTTGGCGGCCTCGAGGTAGCGGAGGAGGAGCCGCTGCTCCTCCTCGCCGTGGTCTCCGAACTCGATCATCATGGCCGCCGGCTACTGCGCGAGCTGGTAGGCGCGCTCGCCGTCGGGGCGCTTCCTAGACTCGACCTTGAGCCCCATCTTCTTGGAGAGCGTGCCGCTGATGAAGCCGCGGACGCTGTGGGCCTTATGCCGACATCGGCATAAGAAGCATTATGCCGACGTTCGGATTATGCCGACCTGTATTGAAAACCCGGCCTGTGGGGCGGGGATCGCTGCGATGGAGTCGGCATAATCAGCGACGTTTGACCACATGCTACGGTCTCCTCTTTCCAATCTAGAAGAGGAGTTCTCATGCCCATCGAAGCACCGACCGTATGCCCACGCGATGCCCTTTTGCAGGACTTTGAAGGCGAGCTGCTGCAGCAAGGATACGCACCAAGTACCGTTCACAAACAGAAGAGACTGTTTGCCGATCTGAGCGATTGGCTGCAGGCTCAGGAATTAACCGCGGGCGATCTGTCATTCCGACTGGCGGATCGTTTCTTACGCGACCGCAGATCCGCAGGCTTCGCTAGACACAAGACGCACAGGACCCTGCGTCCGATCCTTGATTATCTCCATCGGCTGAAGCTAGCTCCTCCCCTTGAGGCGCCTGCGCGCGACGGCCCTTCAAGCGTAATTCTGGACCGGTACCGGCGCTTTTTGACCATGGAGCGTTCCTTGATAGCCACTACGGTCGAGCGGTATATCGATCGTCTGCGCCCATTTCTGGATAGCGGGAATTCTGCAGATGGCCCTGCCCTGGAGCTTGGTAACCTGCGCCCGGCTGATATCATCTCGTTTGTGGTGGCGCGGTGTCCTCGCGAAAACAGCAGCACGGCGAAGTTGACAGTCACGGCGCTTCGGTCGTTCCTTGGCTTTCTTCACCTTGAAGGCATCACGGAAAGATCGCTCGTCTGCGCCGTGCCATCGGTTGCCCGTCGCCGATTGGTGGGTTTGCCCAAGGGACTTGAGCCCGATCAGGTTCAGCGCCTACTTGCGTCATGCCATGCGAATACCCCCGTCGGCTGTCGGGACCTTGCCATTCTGACCCTGCTGGTCCGGCTGGGACTACGACGCGGCGAGGTCGCAAAGCTCATGTTGGACGATATCGACTGGCGAGCGGGCACGATTGTAGTGCGCGGCAAGGGAAACTGTATAGAACGCATCCCCTTGCCGCAGGACGTCGGTCTCAGGCTCGTCGAATACCTGGAACAGGCCCGCCCCATGAACGCACAGGGCCGGGCCGTATTCGTAAGGTGCGTCGCTCCCCATCACCACCTCACCCCGACTCGCGTGAGCACGATCGTGGCGGATGCTGCACGGCGGGCCGACCTCGGGCGCGTCCACGCGCATCGCCTGCGCCATACCGCAGCTACGCAACTTATACGTACCGGTGCGTCACTACCGGAAATCGGTCAACTTTTGCGTCACGTTCGTACCGAGACAACAGCGATCTATGCGAAGGTCGACCGTAACGGCTTGCGCATGATTGCGCGCCCATGGCCGGGAGACGTCCAATGAGCGCCCTTCGCCAAGCTCTCACAGAGTATCTGGCCATGCGTCGCGCCCTTGGTTACAAGCTTGACAAAACAGAGAGACTTCTCGGTCAGTTCGTCTCCTTCGTCGAAGATCGCGGCGAAAAATGTCTGACAACCGAAACGGCGCTGGCCTGGGCAACTCTCCCCGCAGGCGCCGACGCAAGCTGGACTTCCAGGCGACTTGCCGAAGTTCGTATCTTCGCCCGACACCTCCATGGGCTCGACCCTGCCACCCAGGTGCCGTCAATGGGTATCCTGCCAGGTCGAGCGCGCAGAGCAACACCGTACCTCTACTCGTCACACGAAATCTCGAACCTGATGTCGGCGACAGCGATCCTGCGCGGGTCCCACTTGCAGGCAACGTACCGGACACTGATTGGCGTGCTGGCGGCAACCGGAATGCGTGTCGGAGAGGCGATCGGCCTCGACAGCGATGACTTCGACGCGATCAATGGCCTGCTCACGATCCGCAACGGCAAATTCGGCAAGTTGCGCGAATTGCCGTTGCACCCAACCGTGGTCACGGCCCTGCAGGACTACTTGTGCCGCGATGATCGTCCTCATCAGGCGGGCACGTCGGCATTGCTGTCGTGTTCGGCAGGCAGGCGACTGCGCTACAAGAACGTGCTGCCGACATTCCGGAAACTGCTACGCCATTGCAGTATCTCACCACGTTCGGCCGCATGCAGGCCGAGGATCCATGATCTCCGGCACGGCTTCGCCGTCAATACCATCATTGATGGCTACAAGGCAGGCGAACCCGGGACCCGCATGGCGATCTTGTCAACCTATCTCGGTCATGTCGACCCTGCCAACACCTACTGGTATCTGTCGGCCGCACCGGAATTGCTGGGGCTGGCCGGCGATCGGCTTGAGCGCCACCTTGGAGGTGACGCATGACCGCACTTGCCACGACTTTGCAGGCGTTCTTCACTGATCGCCTCGTCCGTCAGCGTCAGGTCAGCCCGAACACGCTCTGTGCATATCGGGATACCCTGCGGCTATTGCTGGTCTTCGCATCAGACAGGAAAGGCAATGCCCCAAGCAAGCTGGATATCGACGATCTTGATGCTTCGCTGGTCGGTGCCTTCCTCAACGACTTGGAACAGCAGAGAAAGAACAGCGTGCGCACCCGCAATGCGCGGCTTGCTGCCATCCGTTCCCTGTTTCGATACGCGGCGCTTCGGCATCCAGAGCATGCTTCTGCCATCGAGCGCGTTCTCGCCATTCCACCAAAGCGCTTCGAGCGACGGCTCGTGACCTTCCTGACCGAGGCGGAAATCAACGCCTTGCTCGCCGCGCCCGATCGGTCGAAGTGGACCGGGCGGCGCGACACCGCACTGTTCAGCCTCGCTGTCCAGACCGGTCTTCGGGCGTCTGAACTGACCAGCCTGTGCTGCGCCGATGTCCATCTCGGAACCGGTGCGCATGTGAGTTGCAACGGGAAGGGACGAAAGCAACGGATCACGCCGCTCACCTCGGGCACAGTCGCCGTCTTGCGTTCCTGGCTGGCCGAGCGGGCCGGTCAGCCAGAAGCCCCGCTGTTCACCACACAGACTGGAAGAAGACTCAGCCGGGATGCTCTGGAGCACAGGCTTGCCAAATACGTCGGGAAAGCCACCGACGTTTGTCCATCGCTGGTACAAAAATCGGTGACCATGCATGTATTGCGGCATTCAGCCGCCATGCGATTGCTGCGCGCCGGCATCGACACCTCGGTGATCGCACTCTGGCTCGGCCACGAACAGATCGAGACGACCCAAATCTACCTACACGCGGATCTGGAGATCAAGGAACGCGCTCTGGACAAGACAGCTCCTATAGAGACAAAACCCGGCCGTTTCCGACCGACCGACAAACTGCTCGCCTTCCTGGAAGCTCTCTGATTATGCCGACTCCATCGCAGCGATCACCGCCCCACAGGCCGGGTTACCGACACAGGTCGGCATAATCCGAACGTCGGCATAATGGGCCTGCCAGCCGGTGGCCTCCATGATGTCCTTGAGGATGGCGCCGTCCGGGCGGCGTACCAGTTCGAGCACGATGGCCTTCTTGCTGCCCTCGCGCGCCGTGGGCGCGCCGTCATCGGCGTTGGCGGCCTTGCTCGGCCTCTTGCCTTTCGGCGCGACGTCGGCCGCCTGTGGCGCAGCAGGGGCGTCCAGGCGCTGGATGGCCTTCCAGACGCGGGCCACGGCCGTCTTGCGGTCGGTGAACTTCTTGACCGGTTTCAGGTCGTCGAAGGGCGCCACTCCGGCGAAGCTGTTCCAGACCTGGACCAACCGGTCGGCCGGCCAGTTCGCGGCGAGCTTGGCGAGCTCCTTCTCGCTCGCGAAATGCTCCTGGCCTTCGGGAACCTGCTCGGCGGCAGGGAAGGCCGTGATGTTGTTGTCGGTGTCGATCGCAAACAGTCTCATGGTTCTCCTTTCGATTCAGAACTTCATGCCGGCGAGTTTGCCGTCGGCGGTGATGGTGAGGTCTTTGTAATAGCCGCTGTGGATGCGTGCCCATCCGAACGGCGTGTGAATTTCGTGGCGGGCGGCGATCCGGCTCAACTTCAGCCGGTGCGTGCCGTTGTCGAACTCCTTCTTGAGGTGGCCAAAGCGGTCGAGCTTCCAACCGTCCGCCGTGGCCCACTGGATCAGTTGATCGCGGGTGATCATAGCGACCCCATTCATCGCTTCCGTTCCCGCGAATGGCAAGCTGAATCCGACAACTGAATCCCGCGACGTTTCAAACAGATCCGGGCGCAAACGATTTGCTCATGGCCGAATCGCGCCAGTTAATGAGCCAGGCCGAGTACGCACGGCACCGTGGCAAGAGCCGGCAGTACATCAGCCGGTTGGTGAAGGCCGGCGTCCTGGTGATGCGCGGCGGCAAGGTGGACGCCGCCGCCTCGGACGCGGTTCTGGACGACCGGCCGGAGCCGGTCTCGGAGCGGATCACGGCGGCTCCGGAGGCCGCCCCGTCCGTCGCCACTTTTGCCCAGGCGCGCACGGCCGACATGGTCTTCCGCGCGAAGCTCCGCAAAATCGAGTACGACGTCCGGATCGGGAAGCTCATCGAGGCGGAACTGTTCAAGCAGCGGATCGAGGCCATCGGCATCGCGATCAAGGAGGCGATCCTGGCGTGGCCGAACCGCGTTGCGCCGGAGATCACGCCGCTCACCGACGAGCGCCAGGTGCGCGATGTGCTCATGCGAGAGGCTCGCGTGCTGATCAACGACCTTCGCGGTGCCGTCCAATATGCGCGTTGACGAGATCCAAATCCTGGCCGCCGAAGTCCTGACGCCTCCGCCGGACCTCACGGTTTCCGCGTGGGCGGATCAGAACCGGCGGCTCAGCTCCGAGTCGGCGGCCGAGAAGGGCGAGTGGCGCACGGATCGCGCCCCGTACCAGCGGGCGATCATGGACGCGCTGAGCCCCTCTCATCCGGCCGAAACGGTCGTGGTGATGAGCGCCGCGCAGTTGGGCAAGTCGTCGATGTTGGAGAACTTCATCGGCTACATTATCGACCTCGATCCGGGCCCGCTGCTGCTGGTCGAGCCGCGCGAGATCGACGCCGAGGCGTTCTCCAAGGACCGCCTGGCGCCCATGCTGCGAGATACGCCGTGCCTGCGCGGCAAGGTGGCGGACGCGCGCAGCCGCGATTCGAACAACACGATCCTGCACAAGAAGTTCCTGGGCGGCTCGATCACGCTTGCGGCGGCGAACTCGCCGGCGGGCCTGGCCATGCGCTCGATCCGCTACTGCCTGCTGGACGAGGTGGACCGGTATCCCGCGAGCGCCGGCAGCGAGGGCGACCCGGTCAACCTGGCGATCACGCGCACGGCCAACTTCTGGAACCGCAAAATCGTGCTGTGTTCGACGCCGACGACGAAGGGGGCGTCGCGGATCGAGGCGGCCTGGCTCAACTCGAACCAGCAGAGCTTCTGGGTTCCCTGCCCGCACTGCGGGCACTTCCAGATCCTCACGTGGGGGAACCTGATTTGGCCGAAAGGAGCGCCCGAGAAGGCGCAGTACCGGTGCGAGCATTGCTCGAAGCTGATCGGCGACTGGCAGAAGCACGGGATGCTGAAACTGGGCGAGTGGCGCGCGGCCAAGCCGGAGGTCACCGACATTGCCGGTTTCTGGATTAACGGCCTCTACTCGCCCTGGCGGAAGTGGGGCGCGCTCGCGCGGAAGTTCCTGGCCGACAGGCGCTCGCCCGAGACGCACCGCGAGTTCGTCAACACCGTGCTGGCCGAGCCTTGGGACGACGAAGCGGAAACCAGCGTTCCGGTGGCGGCGGTAATGGCGCGGCGCGAGTTCTACCGCGCGCCGGTTCCATACGGCGCCGCGGTGTTGACGGCCGGCGTCGATGTCCAGAAGGACCGGCTCGAGCTGGAGGTCGTGGGCTGGGGACGGGGCGAAGAGTCCTGGTCGATCGAGTACCGCGTCCTTCCCGGCGATCCGTCGGGAGCGGCGCTCTGGCAGGAACTCGATGCCTATCTCGAACGCCGGTGGCTGCACGAGGCCGGCATCTCGCTGCCTGTCGCGGCCTGCTCGATCGACTCCGGATGGGAGTCGCAGGCGGTTTACGACTTCTGCCGCACGCGCGCCCACCGGCGCATCTTCGCGGTGAAAGGTAAAGGCGGGCCGCTTCCGGTGTGGCAGCGCAAGCCGACGGCGAAAAACATCCGCGGCGAGAAGCCGTGGATCGTCGGCACGGACACGGCCAAGGAAACCATCTTCGGCCGGCTGAAGAATCCGACGCCGGGCACGCCCGGCTTCTGTCACTTCCCCGCCGATCGCGAGGAGCGGTACTTCGAGCAGCTTCTCGGCGAAGTGCTGGTCACGACGTACAAGAAGGGCAAGCCGAATCGCGAGTGGCGTCCCAAGCCCGGCGTGCGGCAGGAAGCGCTCGACGCCCGGGTCTACGCCTACGCTGCGCTGCGCGCGCTGGTCTCGATGGGACTCTCGCTCGATAACGAGGCCGACCGCATCGTTGCGCTTGCGGGTGAGAGGCCGCGCCCGGCAGTGCCGCCGCGCGAGGAACGGCGATGGCTCGGCGGGCGCACCAGGAACTGGTTCGAAAGATGAAGATCCGGAGCATGCCGCCACAGGCCGGCCGCACCGAGTGGGAGTACATGGTCGTCACCGGCGACGCGGAATCGCCGGAGCTGCTGGCCGAATGCGGCGCCCTCGGCTGGGAGCTCGTGGCCGTGGTGCGCGAGTTCGGGGCGCGGGCGACGTTCTACTTCAAGCGGCGGAAGAACTGACATGACGCTTTCGGAATTACAGGCCAAGCGTGACGAAATCTTGAATTCGCTGGGCATCGCCCGCCTGGAGTTCGGCGAGCGGAGCGTGCAGTATGCCGAGCAGCAGCAGGCGCTCGCGCTGATCGACGCCGAGATCGCCAAGGCGAGCAGCACCACGGACCGGTTTAGCTTGGCCCGGACTTCAAAAGGATGAACTGGCTCGATCGCGCAATTACGTGGGTGTCTCCGGAAGCCGGCTTGCGCCGCGTCCGCGCGCGGCGCGCGGCCGAGATGGTGCGCCTCGCCTATGAAGGCGCACGCGCGACGCGGCGGACGGACGGCTGGATCACCACCGGCAACTCGGCCAACGCCGAGATCGTGCTGGCGCTGTCGAAGCTGCGCGAACGCTCGCGCGACCTCGTGCGCAACAACCCATACGCGGCGCGGGCCGTGGCCGAGGTTGTGGGCAACGCCGTCGGTACGGGCATCACGGCGCAGGCGCGGACCGGCCTGCCGGAATTGAACCGCCAAATTGACGCGGCGTGGCTCGACTGGATCGAGCGGTGCGACGCCGATGGACAGCTCGATTTCTATGGCATCCAGGCTCTGGTTGCGCGGACGGTTTTCGAGAGCGGCGAGTGCCTGGTCCGGTTCCGGCAGCGCCGCGACGGCGACGGCTTCAAAGTGCCGGTCCAGTTGCAGGTGCTCGAACCGGACTACCTCGACCAGTCGAAGACGCAGAAGACCGACACGGGCTACATCATCCATGGGGTCGAGTTCGACCTCGTCGGCCGGCGCACCTTTTATTGGCTCTTCGGGCAGCATCCGGGCGAGGTGACCCAGACCTCGCTTCGCGGCTCGCTCGTGAGCGCGCGCGTGCCAGCTTCCGAGGTCCTGCACATCTACCGCAAGGACAGGCCGGGCCAGGTGCGCGGCGTGCCGTGGCTGGCGCCGGTCATCATCACGCTGCGCGACCTCGACGAATACGAGGAAGCCGAGTTGGTGCGCAAGAAGATCGAGGCCTGTTTCGCGGCCTTCGTCACGCAGCCGCAGGGGCCGGAAGGCCCGCCGATCGCGCCGGCATCCACCGATGCCGAGACCGGGCGCCGCGTCGAGTCGTTCGAGCCGGGCATGATCGAGTACCTCAAGCCGGGCGAGGAGATCACGTTTTCGACGCCGTCGGCATCGAGCGGATACCGCGATTACGTCGCCACCCGGCAAAGCTCGATCGCAACCGGCCTGCAGCTCACTTACGAGCAGTTAACCGGCGACCTCTCGCGCGTGAACTACTCGTCCTACCGCGCCGGCCTGCTCAGCTTCCGCAACGGCATCGAGTCGTTCCGGTGGCTGACGTTCATCCCGATGCTGTGTATCCCCGTGTGGAATCGGTTCGTCGCCGTGGCGTTCACGGCGGGTGCGATTCCGCAGCCCGGGCCCTTCAAAGCCGAATGGACGCCGCCCGGGTTCGGCAGCGTGGACCCGTACAAGGACTCGGTGGCCACGCTCAACCGCATCCGCACCGGCACGTTGACGTTGCGGCAGGCGATTGCCGAGCAGGGTTACGACCCCGACGCGCAGCTCGAGCAGATCGCCGAGATCAACCGCCTGCTCGATGAGCGCGGGATCGTGCTCGATTGCGACCCGCGCAAGGTGACCCAGAGCGGCGCGGGACAGAAAGAAGCGGTCAAGGAGAACAATGCCTGAGAAAACCACAAGCACCGAGGTTGAAGTCGTCCACCTCGATGGCAGCGTCGAACGCCGGCTGATTGCGCCGCAGCGCCTGCTGGCAACCTTCGCCCAGGAGAATAAGGACACTGAGAACCGCACCATCGGCCTGATCTGGTATACCGGCTCGACCGTGCGCCGATACGGCTTCGGCGGCCCCTTCGAGCTGACCTTCAGCATGGACCCGGCGCACGTGCGTCTGGGGCGGCTGAACAGCGGCAGCGCGCCGCTGCTCGATTCCCACCGCGACATGCAGTTGTCGGATGTCATCGGCGTCATCGACAAAGCCTGGCTCGAAGGAAACACCGGCAAGGCCACGGTGCGCTTTTCACGGCGCGACGATGTCAACCCCATCTGGCAGGACGTCCAGGACGGCATCTTGAAGAACGCCAGCATGGGCGTCCTCATTCACAAGCTCAAGGAGACGACCAAGGAAGACGACCAGGTGAAAAGCTATCTGGCCGTGGATTGGGAGCCGGAAGAAGTCTCGGTCGTCCCGATCGGCGCCGATCCCGGCGCCGGATTCAAGGCCTCCGGCGAGGAGGAGTTTTTCGAAATCGAAGCGTTGCGGGCAACTGGCCCGAAGGAGCAGACGATGGAAGAGACCATCACCGAAACGGGCGAGCAGGCCCGTCCGGAAATCAATGTGGATGCGGAGCGGCAGGCCGCGGCGAGGGCCGAACGCACGCGCATTCTGGAACTGGAAAAAGTCGGCCGCGCGGCCGGCCTGGACGCGAAACTCGTGGCCGAGCACGTCGAGCGCGGCACATCTATCGACGAGTTCCGCAAGCTGGCGATCGACGAAATGGCGAAGCGCGACCAGCCGCCGATTCGCAGTGCAACGGCCGCCGTAGTCACGCGCGATGAAGCCGACACCCGGCGCGCGGGAATCACGGCGGCGCTCTTGCACCGCTACGATCCGGCGCTGTTTCCGCTGAAGGACGAACTCGGCCGCGACTGGGCGGGGCAGACGCTGCTCGATCTGGCGCGCGAGTGCCTGGATGCCTCCGGCACGCGCACGCGCCGCATGCCGCGGCACGAGATCGCCAAGCTCGCGCTCTCGACCTCGGACTTCCCGGCGATCCTCGCCGACGTGGCCAACAAGACCTTGCGCCAGGCTTATGAGGCCTACCCGCGCACGTTCCTGCCGTTTTCGCGCAGGCGTTCGGCGGTCGATTTCAAGAACATCAACGCCGTGCAGTTGGGCGAGGCGCCGAGCCTGCAGAAGGTGAACGAGAAGGGCGAGTTCACCCACGGCTCGATCGGCGAATCGAAGGAGACTTACAAACTCGCCACCTACGGCCGCATCGTCTCGATCACCCGGCAGGTGATCATCAACGACGACCTGGGCGCGTTCACGCGCATTCCGGCCGGCTTCGGCGTGGCCGCGGCGACGCTTGAAAGCGATACCGTCTGGGGGATCATCACCTCGAACCCGAACATGGGCGACGGCGTGGCGTTGTTCCATGCCAACCACGCGAACCTGAACTCAGGTGCGGGGAGCGCGCTGGCGCTGACGGGGTTGGGCGCCGGCATGGCCGCCATGGCCAAGCAGAAGGGCCTCGACGGTATTACGACGCTCAACGTACAGGCACGCTACCTGGCCGTGCCGGTCGCCTTGCAGCTCACCGCGTTTCAGTTAGTGGCGTCGAATCTCGCGCCGGCGCAGTCGGCTAACGTGGTGCCGGAGTACATCCGAGCGCTGACGCCGATTGCCGAGCCGCGCCTCGACGCCGCGAGCGCCACGGCCTGGTACCTGTTCGCAGCGCCGGACCAGATCGACACGATCGAGTACGCCTACCTCGAAGGCCAGGACGGCGTCTACATCGAAACGCGCCAGGGCTTTGACGTGGACGGGGTCGAAATCAAGGCGCGCCTCGACTTTGGGGCCAAGGCCATCGACTGGCGCGGCATGCAGAAGAACACGGGCGCTTGATCAGGAGGACTGAACGATGAAGAACTACGTGCAGAAAGGTGAAACCTTGACGCTCACCGCGCCTTACGCGGTGAGCTCGGGCGGCGGCGCGCTGGTTGGTTCGATTTTCGGCGTGGCGTCGAACGATTACGCCAACGGCGAAGAGGGCGAGTTCCAGGTTGCGGGTGTATTCGACTTGGTCCGCGAGACGGGTGCGGGCACGGGCTTCTCCCAGGGCGCGCTGGTCTACTGGGACGACACCAACAAGCGCATCACCAAGACCTCGACGGGCAACAAGCTGATCGGTGTGGCCGTGAGAACGGCAGCCGACGGCGACGCGACGGCGCGAGTGCGGCTGAACGGCGCCTTCACTTCCTGATGGCGTTCAACGGTGCGGTCAGCCGGATGGACGAGGCCTGCCTGCGGGTCTTCGGCAGGGACGTAACGTATCTGCCGCAGGCCGGCGGGCAAGCCACTGTCCGGGCGGTGTTTCAGCCGACGCAGGAGGCTGACGATGCCTCGCCTGGCGTCTACGCCGTGCTGTTCGTAAGACTGCGGGACTTACCTGCGGCGCCCGTGCGTGGGGACGGGGTCGAGATCGAGGGTGTGTGCTACAAGGTCTTCGATATCGAAGCCGATTCGGAAGGCGCCGCCGTGCTCAGACTCCGCAAGGCTGGCTGACTTGTGGAAGATCTTCCACAAGTTTGAGCGGATGTCACGAGGCCCAAGCCGATGCCCAGTGTCCGCATCTACCAGAAAAAACAACTTCGGCTCGACCGGTTGAACTTCAAGCAGCACCAGATGTTCAAGATCGGGAACGTCGGCGTAGCGGCCGTGAAGAATCGGGTGGGCGCCGCGCTCGGGCCGTCGGATGCGCCGGCCAAGCCGCTCACCAAGCGCTACGCCATTCGCAAGACCAGACTCGGCAAGGGCAATCGCCGGAATCTCACGCTCACCGGCAACATGCTCCGCAACTTCATGGTCCGGACGGTGAGCGAGAACCGCGCGCGGGCGGCCCTCTCGACACGCAAAGACCGCATCAAGGCGTGGGTCAACCAGAAGATCGAGCCTTGGGTGGTCTTCTCGCCGAACAACAAGGCCGCCGTGCTCGAAGCGGCGCGGCGGGTGCTCAACGAGATGAAGAGCACGCTTCTGATTGAACGTGCGCTCGGAGGCAGGCAGCGATGATCAATCCCGCCGAACTCGTGGACAACTTGGTCGCGTTGCTGCGGTCGATTCCGGATCTTGTCGCGGAGATGGATGGTGATCCGAAGCGCATCTACGCCTACCACGACCAGTACCCGAAGAAGGCAAGTCTGGCGCAGGCCATCCACACCATGCCGGCTCCGGCGGTGATGGCCGTGTGGCAGGGCACCGCGCCCGGCACGTTCGGCACCGCGGATGTCTGGAAGCACCAGGTCACGCTCTACCTGCGAGCGCGCGAGACGGACGAGAGCAATCCGCCTGCCGCGTACTACTGGCTGTTCCGCCTGATTACCAAAGGCGTGCCGGCCGGATCGGAAGTGCCGATGCTGAACGCCACGGTCCACCCTTCCTGCTACCCGATGGACCTGCCGCAGATCCAGCGGCAGACCGACGTCGAGGGGCTGGATTATTTCGAAGTTCCCATCACGTTTACGGAGATTGGCGATGAATGAGTTCATCTGGATGAGTCCGCCCTTCGGACAAGGCGAGCCGGTACAGGTCGAAGCAAAGCCCGAAGTGCTCATACCCCTCATGGTCGCCGGCTATTCGCAATGCGAGCCGCCGGCCTCAAGGGAGGAGGTAAAGGAAGATGTCCACGGCTAGACTGCAGGAGGTCCTGATCTGCTTCGGCAAGCAGAAGCAGACCGACATCCTAACCGCCAACACTGACGCTGAGATGTGGCGCTTCGGCAAGCTCAACGCCGCTCTCGCCAATCCCAGACTCAACACCGAGAACGACGCCGAGGAGTTCGGCAAGGGGCACGAGTTTCCCACCCAGTCCTTCCAAACCTCCTGGGACGTCTCGGGCACGCTCGAAAAGTACCTGGGCGCGGAGATCGCGGCCTGGGCGATGGCGTTTGGCCTGGGCAAGGTGGTCAAATCCGGCGCCGCCCCGAACTTCACGTACACCTGCACGCCGCTCATGCCAGCGAACGGCGATCCGGCCGAACTGCCCTACTTCTCCTTCGTCGAGCAGATCCGCCCGGGCGCGGGCGTTGTCCTCGACCGCATGGCGGTAGGCTGCGTCATCGAGAGCTGGACCATCACCATCGGCAGCGGGCCGGGGCGCACCAACAGCCGCATCGCGATCGAGTTTGCTGGCTCCGGCAAGTTCACCGAGCCTTCCGGCATCGTGATGCCGGCGGCCACTCTCGAAAAGCTGCTGCCTTCGGCCTCGCTCGCGCTGAGCATCGACGGCGTCGACTATGTCTCGAACAAGAACATCGTGTCGCTCGAGACGGGCTGGAAGAACAACGTCCGTATGGACGCGGGCTTCTATCCCGGCTCGGGCTTCCAGACGGCCGGCGATGCCACGAGCGGCGCAATCCGCGGGCGCCTGGAATTCGGCAACCGGCAGGGCACGCTGCGCTTCACCGCGCGGTTCGAGAGCGGCTCGACGGAGTTGACGAAGCTCAAAAACCAGAGCACCGGCACGGCGGTGATTTCTCTCGCCTATGACGCCAATAACTCGCTTGAGATCACCTGGCACAAGGTCTCCTTCGCGACCGCCGAGGTTGGGGAGACCGACGGCATCGTTACCGTCGCCGTCGAGTGCCTGCCGATGTTCGATGCGACCAACGGCATCGTCTCGGCCGTCGCCAAGTGCGGCGTGGATAGCATCTGCCAGTAGGAGCTTCCCATGTTTGATGCAACGAAACCCATCACGATGAACCTGCGGACTCCGGAAGGCGTGAAGACGGTTCGTCTGCGCTTTCCCTCTGACGAGGAGTGGTCCGAACGCCAACGCAAGCGGAAGGTCATCATCAAGCAGCTTGGGCGCGGCATTTCCGAGACCGTGGTTCCCAACTCCGAGGACGTGGACGCCGCCCTGCTGGCGAAGATCCGCGCCGAGGAGCAGGATGCGGTCGAGGTCGATCCGTTCGAGGCCAGTCGCATCATCGAGCAGTTGAGCCAGGCTGAGGTGGACGACGTCATCCAGGCCGGCGACGCCTTCCGCATTACGCTCCGGGTGCTCGGCGGCACGGTCATGCACGTGCTCGCGATGCCCTCGGCCAAGGACGTCTTCGAGTACCGCCGCGCGTTCGCGCGCATCCTCGACCTGCCCTTCAACAAGCAGGAGCTGACCATCAACCTGGCGGCCGCGGGCACGCTCTACAAGAAGCTTGCGCGATCGGCCGAAGGCTACGCCGGCGAAGTCCCGATCATCCACCAGGCCGTGGCGGTCAAGGCCGCTATCGACGCGCTTGATGCCGCTTTCCAGGAGGACCGCGACCCAAACTTCTGAACGGGAAGTGGCCGGAGCGGGCGTCGCTTCGCTTCCTGGTCCACTGGGCCCTGCGGCGCGAGGAGTTGTGCGATCCACGGCTGTGTCCTGAAGCGCCGGACGGCGGCGGCCGTTGCGACCACTGCCCACTCGACAGACTCGATGCCGCTCAGTCGAGTGAAACCGGGCTGCTCATCCGCCGTGCGCTCGACCTCCGGGCTGCGCTGAAGCTGGGCGTGCGAGTCTCACTCGATGAGATCCGCGCCGACGAGTTCTACGCCATGNTGATCNTCGAAGAGGAGCGCGAGCGGCTGGATCAAGAGCGCATCAATTCCCATGGCCGATAACAANCTCGAGCTGGTCGTCACCATCGAAGTCGATAAGGCCAACCAGTCCATCAAGAGCGTCAACGCCAACCTGTCGAGCATCGAGGCGACCGCCACGAAAGCCGCGCGCGGCGCCTCGCAGGGCATTGACGGGATGACCGCCTCGATGGTGAAAGGCGCCACGGCCGGCAACCTGCTCGCGGACGCGATTAAGAAGGTCATCGACTTCGGGAAGGAGTGGACCATTGGGGCCGCGCGGCAGGCGGCCCAGGAAGACCGGCTGGTCTCCATCACCCGCACTCTCGCCAGAGTGCACGGCGACGGCGCGGCCGCCGCGACGAAGGCCATCGAGGCCATTCGCCAGGTCGGCTACACCTCCGAGGACGCCACCACCAGCGTCCAGAAGCTCATCATCGCCGACATCGGCCTGGAAAAAGCGCAGGGCCTCGCGCGCGTTGCCAAGGACGCCGCCGCCGTGAGCACCGAAGGCATCGGTGCCGCCGAGGCCTTCGAGAAGATCATGCTGGCGATCGAGACCGGCCAGAGCCGCGGCCTGCGGACGATGAGCCTGTTTGTCGATCTGAACAAGGCGGTTCAGGTTGAGGAGATGAAGCGCGGCCGAACGCTCACCGACCTCGAAGCCAAGCAGGTCCGCTACAACGCCGTGATGCGGGCGGCGACGGAGATTCAGGGCGCGGCCGCGGCCAAAGCCGAGAGCGTCGACGGCCAGATGGAAAAGCTCTCGCGCGAACTGAAGGACCTGAAGGACGATGTCGGCCGCGCTTTCCAGGGCGAGTTGAAGGCCGTCGTCGGCCACTTGAAGGACCTGGTCGGCTGGCTCAAGGAGAACGTTACCTGGATTGAAAAGTTCGGCACGATGGCTGTTTGGCTGGCGGGCATCCTCGCTACCTACGCGATCGCAACGAAGATTCTGGGCATCGCCAAAGCCGTCGACGCACTCACTCTCGCGCTCACGCGGAATCCCTGGGCGTTACTCATCACCGGCGTGGTCACCGCGGGCGCGATCGTCTACAAGTCGTACCGAGACATGCAGGAGGGCCTGGAGGCGCGCGGCCGCGAGATGGAGAACGCGGCGCTCCGCCAGCAGCTCTTGTCCGGCAAGACGTCCCTCCCC